GGTAACGCCTCGGAAGGTGCGACGACCATCACCCTCGCCAGCGCCGGTAACGCGCTGACGTTCACGGTGGGCGACGTATTCACTGTGGCCGACTGCTTCTCCGTGAACCCGCAGACCCGCGAAAGCACGGGTTCGCTCCAGCAGTTCACCGTGACGGCAGCCAACACCTCGTCTGCTGGCGGCGCTGTGACGCTGGCCGTCTCGCCGGCGCTCTACTCGCCGACGAATGCTCTCGCCTCCGTCTCCACCCTCACCATCACTGGTAAGGCCGTGACGTTCATCGGCGCAGCTTCGACCTCCTACCCGCAGAACCTGATCTACCACAAGGACGCTATCTCGTTCGCTACGGCCGATCTTCTTCTGCCGCAGGGTGTCGATATGGCTTCCCGCCAAGTTCACAATGGCATCTCGATGCGAATTGTGCGCCAGTACGACATTAACAACGATAGACTACCTTGCCGCATCGATGTATTGTACGGTTATTCAGTGATCAGGCCTCAAATGGCTGCGCGTTTGTGGGGCTAAAATGGTTTCTTGCGTAGAGTAGGATGGACGTGCTACGCTACTCTGGCTTAACAACCGGAGTAGCGTAGTGACCGACATCTGCTGCATAAAGGAATGCAACTTGCCAGTCGTAGCTTTAGGTCTTTGCAACAAACATTGGCGGCGGAACAAGAAATTTGGCTCACCTGTGGCGGTATCGTCCCACAGCGGCCTGTTTCGAGGGTTGTCTGCTCAAGAACGGTTTGCAAAATCTGTTGTCAAGACTGACGGGTGTTGGCTGTGGAAAGCCAGTAAAGATAAAAACGGATACGGGATTTTCAAAGGCGCGCTTGCAGGCGTCACGTTTACTAAAGCACATCGTTTTTCGTATGCCATGCATACAGGTGATTTGCTCGTAAACATGCAAGCCTTGCACACTTGTGACAACCCGAGTTGCGTTAACCCAGACCATTTATTTTCTGGTACAAACGCCGACAATATGCGCGATAAAGTGCAAAAAGGTCGGTCGCGCGCGCCAGTAGGTGAACAGAACGGGCATGCTATCCTTACTGAACGCCAAGCCCGCCGCATTCTTAAAGACCCTAGACCCTACGCAGAAATCGCGGCACAATATCATGTAGCAACATCTACGATTGGCAGCATAAAACAACGCTACTCGTGGAAGCATATCTAACAAATTAAAGATAGGAGAATACGACAATGGCTCTTTCAAATGGCGCTGGCGGCTACCAGATCGGTGACGGAAATCTGGGCGAAATCAGTTTTTACAACTCTGACACCCCGGCGGTACTTTCCGGCGCAACCGTAACCATCACCGCAGCCAATCTGGCTACGGGCGTCTGCACGATGGACAGCGGCGGTACGGATGCGGGCACGTATACGTTCCCGACCGGCGCTCTTCTTGACGCGGCGTTCCCCAGCATGAGAGTTGGTTCGACTTTTGACTGCGCGTTTGTCAATATTGGTGACAACGCAGCCAACGACGTGACGTTTGGTGCTGGCACGGGTAACACCCTTGTCGGCAATGCCGTCATTCAGGACTCCATCACCACGACAAGCAACACCTCGGGCATCTTCCGTTTCCGCAAGACGGGCGACAGCGCGTTTTCGATTTATCGGATTGCGTAACCAACAGGCGGGCGGTCTTCGGGCCGCCCGTCTCCCCTTTTGGAGGAACAATGGCGACCATTTACCTGTCCCACCCCAAGCATGGCGTTAAGATCGCCACGATGGAGATGGAGGCGCAGTACGACGAGATGAACGGCTGGAGCCGTTTTGACCCAGAAGACCAGTTGATCGACGCGCCGGAACCCGTTAACGTAATGCCGGAACCCCGGCGCCGTGGTCGGCCCCGGCTAGAGGTGAGCGAGTGACATGACAACGGCGGGCGACCTGATAAATGGCTCTCTGCGCCTTTTAGGCGTTCTGGCAGAGGGCGAAACGCCGTCGTCTGAGACAGCGCAAGACGCGCTTGTCGCCATGAACCAGATGATACAGTCGTGGGACGCGGAACGGCTTGCGGTGTTCTCGACACAGGACCAAGTCGTTACGTGGCCCGCCAGCACGCGGTCGCGCACGCTGGGGCCTACTGGCGACATTGTTGGTAACCGCCCCGTCCTGATTGACGACAGCACCTACTTCCGCGACCCGACCAACGGCATCTCGTTTGGTCTGAAACTCATCAATCAACAGCAGTACAACGGCATCGCCGTCAAGACCGTGACCAGCACCTACCCGCAGGTGCTGTGGGTCAACATGACGTACCCCGACGTTGAGATGTACGTGTATCCGGTGCCTACCAAGGATCTGGAGTTCCATATCGTGTCGGTGCAGACGTTGAGCCAGCCGGCCAACCTGGCGACCGATCTGGCTTTCCCGCCGGGCTATCTGCGTTGTTTCCGTTACAATCTGGCTTGCGAACTGGCCCCGGAGTTTGGCGTAGAGCCATCCCGGCAGGTGCAACGCATCGCCATGACGTCCAAGCGCAACCTCAAGCGCATCAACAACCCCGACGACATCATGGCGCTCCCGTACAGCCTTATTGGAACTAGGCAGCGGTTTAATATCTACGCCGGAAATTTCTAATGAAATCAAGCACATACCACGTTAAAGGTCAAGTCTGATGGCTGACACCAAAATCTCCCAACTTCCGTCTGCTACGACCCCCTTGTCGGGGGCCGAACTTGTGCCTCTGGTGCAGAGCGGTGCTACCGTTCAGACGCCGACCAACGAGATCAGCAAACTCACTGCGGCGACGGCCAATACCTTCACCGCCAACCAGATCATTGAAGTCACCGACAACGTCAACGCGGCGCTGCGCGTCACGCAGTTGGGCACGGCTGACGCGCTCCGCATTGAGGATAGCACGAACCCGGACAGCAGTCCGGTTGTTGTGGATGCCAGCGGCAACGTAGGTGTTGGCGGCAGTCCTTTGTCTACCCTCAATGTCTTTTCTGCCGCAGCCACCACGGCGCAGTTCCGCGTAACTGGCGGAAGCGCGGCTTCGCCACAGGCGGTTCTTTATGGTTACGCATCGGGCGTTTCTGGTGCCAACGGCGCAGGCATTGGCGCAGGGTTCATTTCCGGTGGTTATGGCCCCTTGCTGTTGGAAACATCAGGAACAATCAGACTAAGCATCAACGCATCTGGTGACATTCTAAACGTCTCCACGGGTGGCCTCGGCTACGGCACGGGCTCTGGTGGCACGGTTACGCAGCTTACATCCAAGTCTACGGGCGTCACGCTGAACAAGACCAACGGTCAGATAGTCACTGCTTCTGATGCTCTTGGCGCGGGTGCGAGTGCAACTTTTACAGTGACAAATTCTGTAATAGTCGGAAGCGATGTTGTAATTCTCAGCGTAGGAAACACTAACTATTCAGTTAGAAGCATTGTTTCCACAAACGGCAGTTTCCAAATAACAATTAAGAATGAAAGCGGTGGGTCGCTCTCGCAAGCTGTTACCATCAACTTCGCAGTCATCAAGGCAGTCACCTCGTAATGAACTGCCCGCTCCCGCGATACTACCTCTGCCATGCGGTGATTGCGCTGCTAATTGCAGCAGTCCTCTGGTGGCCGCTTGGCCTCAATGCTGGCCTTGCAGCAGGCGTGGCCTTCTACGCGGGGCGTGAATACACACAATGGGAAAGCGGCTTGCCCTTCGATTGGAAAGGCATTGCCGCGCCCCTCGCAGCCTGTCTTATGGTTTTTGGTATCTACCTCTATGCGCGGTGACAAGTAACATGCAAACGCCGATCCTGGGTTCTTCTTATGTGGCTCGCAGCATCAACGCTGCGGACAGCCGCATGGTGAACCTGTTCCCAGAGGTCGTACCGGAAGGCGGCAAGCAGGCCGCGTTCCTGAACCGGGCGCCGGGCTTGCGTTTCCTTGCGACCGTCGGCCCTGGGCCTATCCGTGGCCTGTGGTCGCCGCAGATCACCGGGTCGGACGCCTACGTCGTCTCTGGACCCAACTTCTACCGCATCACGACCAGCTACACGGCCACACTGATCGGCACTGTGGGTGGCACCGGCCCCGTGTCCATCTCCGACAATGGCACGCAGATATTCATCGCCACCAACCCCGACGGCTACATCTATAACATGAGCACGTTGGCCTTCGCCCAGATCACCGACCCGGACTTCCCCGGCGCGGCTACCGTCGGCTATCTTGACGGATACTTCGTCTTCAACGAGCCCGACACGCAAAAGGTCTGGGTGACGAGCCTTCTGGACGGCACCAGCGTTGATCCGCTGGATTTCGCCAGCACGGAAGGCGCGCCGGACCAACTTATCAGCGTCAACGTCGATCACCGCGAAGCCTGGCTGTTCGGCACCTCCTCGGTTGAGGTGTGGTATAACGCTGGCACGTCCGACTTTCCGCTACAGCGCATTCAAGGCGCGTTCAACGAGTTGGGCTGCGCGGCCGTCTATTCCGTCGTCAAGCTGGACAACACGCTGTTCTGGCTGGGCGCCGACGCACGCGGGCGCGGCGTCATCTATCGTGCTGAAGGCTATCGCGGCGTCCGCATCTCGACCCATGCCATCGAGCACGCCATCCAGAACTACTCCACCATCTCGGACGCCGTTGGCTACTCTTACCAACAAGAAGGCCACAAATTCTACGTCCTTACGTTCCCGTCCGCTGACGCGACGTGGGTCTACGACGCGACCACGGGCGCGTGGCATGAGCGCGCCGGTTGGCGGAACGGCCATCTGACCCGGCACAGGTCCAACTGCCAGATGAACTTCAACAACGAGGTCATCGTCGGCGACTACGAGAACAACAACCTTTACGCCTTTGACCTTAACGTGTACCGCGACTACTCCTACGTGCAGAAGTGGATACGGTCGTGGCGCGCGCTGCCAACCGGCACCAACACGCTCCGGCGTACGGTGCAGCATTCGCTTCAGCTTGACTGCGAGAGCGGCGTCGGCCTTGACGGCAGCCCCGACATGCTGGACGCGCAGAACATCACGACGGAAACGGACGACTTGCTGATCACCGAGGCGGGTGTCTACATCGTCACCGACGCGGAGGGGCTGGTTAGCCAAGGCGTGGACCCGCAGGTCATGCTGCGCTGGTCGGACGACGGCGGCCACACCTGGTCGCGCGAACATTGGACCTCGATGGGTGCTATCGG